CATTCGTAACTCCGCTCAGGAGCCCTCTAAGCCCATCCTTACCAGCACAGAGGCCCTGGATCGCTTCGAAGCGCTGCTAGGGCGGTTGGAGGCGGCTGTAGGGGCCATCAGCAAGGGAGAGGTGAAATGACCGATACTCAGGATATTGTCTGGGGTGATCCCATCGCCGTGGATGGCAAGCGGCCGGGGTTTGTGCGTGATGAGGACGCGATTGACGTTCGTTCAGATTGGGTGCCCAAGTGGTACAGCGATGCTTCTGGGGGAAATGTCATATCATTTTCCAATATTGACTGGTCTCAGGTTGCTGTCCTGCGCCTCCCCGCCGACCACCCGCATTACCGTCAGCCTGCGCTGATCGACTGGAGCGGCGAGCTTGAGGCGGTCCATGAGGATGGGCGGGTGGTGCCGGTTGAACTCCTGTCCACGGACTGGGAAGGCGATCGTCGCATCAGCCCAGTGCTGGATGATTCTTATGCTTGGTTTCGGTCGGATGGATCAGGCTGGATGTCAGGTAACAAGTGGCGCATCCGCAACGTCACCCCCCAGCCCACCCCCCAGGCAGACGCCAAGCCTGATGTGACGGCGCGGATGGAGGCGCTGGTGCGAACGGTGGCTGACGAAACTAGCCTGACATCGTGGCTAGATCACACCGCCGAAGCCCGCGCCATCGTCGCCCTGCTGCCCGAGCCGGTGGACCCTGACCTGATCCAAGCAAGGGAAGTATGCGCCAGCGTCGCGGCTGTTCGCGGCGATGATGGGCTTGCGGCTGAATACCGCGCTGGCGAGCTGGATGAGCAATTCGAGATGCAAACCGCACTCGTTGCTTTCCGTCGCCATAACGCCCTTGCCGGGGAGACGGGGAAGTGAAGAAACGCAACCTTGCCGCACTGGGCCATGCCCTCTTGGTATTCGCCGCTATCTGGCTAATCGCTCTGTTGTGCAACGTGGCTTACAACTGGGGGTGGCCTGACCCTTGGAACTGGCGACCGGACTCTCGCTGCGGCATCATGTATGCTGCCCTGGGCTTTGGCGTCATTGCATATGTTGCGAGGAGCCGCCCATGACCCACCCCCAGACACAGGATGACGAGGCGCTGGTCGAGGTGATGGCGCGGGCGATGTTCATTGAGAACAACCCTGGCGACGATTGGGATGATGAGGACGTGCAAGTGCCCGCAGGCTCAATCGTCGCGCTGGCTGACCGCCTTCGTCGTTCCGCCCGAGCCGCCCTCACCGCTCTCCGCAATCATGAAGGGAGGAAGGGATGAACATCGCACAGCCCCGCTTCACGCGCATGATCATGCAGCCCCGTCTTGCCGATGAAGCATTGCGCCGCCACGGCGCGCCCGAAAGTCTTGGTCAACCGGTCAAGGCGATCGGCTGGTTTGATCCAGGCCGGGGCGCGTTGCGGCTGCTGGTTGCGGTATATGCGGGAGGGCAACGGGCGACGTTGAGGAAGCGTCGGCGGGGGGCGTCTTTAACGATTGATCAGGGGTTCGGGGCATGATCTGGCACCACTTCAAACGCGGTTTTGGCTGGGGGCTCGGGCGCGACCTTGCGCGGGCTGTCATTCGTGGTATATTTCGATAATGCCCGCAGGTCGCCCTTCCAGCTATGATCCAGCCTATTGTGATGATGTCATTCGCATGGGTGGTGAAGGTTATTCCGTTGTTGAAATGTGCGCTGAAATCGGCGTGCATCGCAATACGCTGGAGACATCCTGGCCTGATGCTCATCCTGAATTTTTGGAAGCCTTGGAGTTTGCACGAGCAAAATCTCAGGCTTGGTGGGAAAGCCAAGGTCGCAAAAACCTTACGGCCGATAGGTTTCAGGCTTCTTTGTATTCGCGGTCAATGGCTGCTCGCTTCCCCAATGATTGGCGCGAGAAGTCAGAGACTACGCATAAGGGCGGCGTAGCTCTTATTCCGATGCAGCCGTTGGATGACGACATTTAAGCTGACGGCCAAGCAGGCCGAAGCTCAAACAATTTGCGCGGGACCAGCAAAGCACATTATGCTGCTTGGCGGTTCTCGTTCAGGTAAAACGTTTTTGCTTGTACGTAATGTTGTGCTCAGAGCATTAAAAGCCCCAAATTCTAGACATGGTGTATTCCGCTACCGCTTTAACAGCGTAAAAGCTTCCATTATTAACGATACGTTCCCAAAGGTCATGCAGATTGCTTTCCCTGGCGTATCGTTTAAGATGGATAAGACAGATTGGTATGTGACGTTTGATAACGGCGCGCAAATCTGGTTTGGCGGTTTGGATGACAAAGAGCGAGCAGAGAAGATATTGGGAATGGAGTTTGTGACACTCTATCTTAATGAGTGTTCGCAAATCCCATTGCCTAGTATCGGCTTGGTAACAACGCGTCTGGCCCAAAGCGTAGATCAGGTGGGCGAGTATTTAACCGCGAGGCAGCTTAAGCCGCGTATTTACTACGATGAGAACCCGCCATCGAAAGCGCATTGGTCGTACCGACAATTTATACAAAAGGTTGACCCTGAAACGCGCGAGCCGCTGTCAAAGCCGGATGCTTATGCTTGGTTCAGGATTAACCCTGGCGATAATCAGGAAAACATTGCCGACGACTATTTGGAAACGTTGCAAGGCATGTCCGCGCGTATGCGGCGGCGGTTTTTGGATGGTGAGTTCGCTGACGCTACGCCTGGCGCGCTTTTCTCGGATGAGGTGATAGAGCGGTGGCGCGTAGACGATGGCGTTGTGCCGGATATGGTCCGTATCGTGGTAGCGGTGGATCCTTCGGGGTCCGGCGATGTCGACAATGCGGACAATGACGCAATCGGTATTGTCGTTGCTGGTTTGGGCACGGATGGAAATGCGTATGTAATGGAGGATTGCACCGTTAAAGCGGGGCCGCTTACGTGGGGCAAGGTGGCCACGGGAGCCTATGACCGACACGAAGCGGATATTGTTGTAGGTGAAATCAACTATGGCGGCGCAATGGTCAACGCCACTATCCAAGCTGCACGCAGCAGGACGCCTTTCAAGCAAGTCACTGCTAGCCGGGGCAAAACAGTGCGAGCTGAGCCGTTTTCGTCTTTGTATGAACAAGGTAAGGTGCGGCACGTTGGGCGCTTTGTGGAATTGGAGGAAGAGCTAACTGCTTTTAGCACCAACGGCTACCTTGGGGGCGATAGCCCAAATAGGGCAGACGCGTTGATATGGGCATTAGCTGAGTTATTCCCCGCCATCGTCGCACCACGCAAGCAAGCGTCCACACCTCCTGCCATCCCCTCCATGGCCCGCCGCTGATGCCCCAGCGCCAAGAGGGTGGATGCTGCGGCTGTTTGGTGCTACTGCTGGCGATCATTGGCGCGTGGACTGTGGTGGAGTGGCTGGTATGATCGAGGCAGAACAACCGATCCCGTTCAACCAGCTAGTCGACAGCTTCACTGACACTCTCGTTTGGAATGGTCATGCCAACACCATCCGCAGGGGGCCGCCCGTGACGACGGTACGATGGGATGTTGATTGGGGTCGAACGCCTCGCCAGATAGCGGATGATTACATCGCTAATGGTGAGGCAAGGCGACGCAAAGATGGCAAATGGGATATGCGTTACCGGGCATCACGTTTCGTGGATCGGGTTAAAACCGGTAAGGTGGGATTTTGGGCATGACTGACCTCAACGACGCCGGCATTCCCCCTGAGGACAAATCCACCGAGGCCGATAGCAAGATCCACGACCGTGCCATGCGCCGCTTTGATGAAAGCGTGCTGCCCCAGATGCCAGTGCGCGAGCTGGCCCTCATGGCGCGTCGCTTTGCCGATATTCCAGGCGCGATGTGGGAAGGCTCTGTTGGCGACGCCTATGGCAAGGACGCCATCAAACTGGAGTTTCCCAAGCTGAAGCGCGCGTTGCGTAAGCTGGAGAACGACTTCCGGCAGAACCGCATCGAGCCGGATTTCCGACCGTCCGGCGGTGCCAGCGATCGCGAGACGGCGGATACGCTCGATAGCCTGTACCGGGCGGATGCCAAGTTCTTCAAGGCGCAGCAGGCGCGTGACAATGCCCGGTCTGAAGCGGCAAAGGGTGGCTTCGGTGCGTACCGCCTGTGCAACGATTGGGCGGATCCGCTCGACAAGGACAGCGATTACCAGCGGGTCAACCCGGCATCGCTGATTGCGGATGCGGATCAGTCGGTATTCTTTGGGCCGTCGACGCTGTACGATAAGTCGGATGCCAAGTTCGCGTTCGTGCTTACGGGTTGGTCGGAAGAGGCGTTCAAGGAGGAGTATCCGGACGCACAGTATACTGGCTGGCCCGATGCCAATAAGCGTTCATGGGTGTACGACTGGTTCCGCCCCGATACGATCGCGGTGTGTGAGTATTACGAGGTCGAGGACCGGGACGAAAACGTCCTGATCTTCACGCAGGAAACCAGCGGCGAGGAAGAGCGCTATTGGCAGAAGGACTTGAGCGCCCAAGATATCAAGGACTTGCGCGATCGGGGTTTCACGCAACGCAAGCGCAAGGCCAAGCGTCGACGGTGCCACAAGTACATTATGTCCGGTGCCGAGGTGCTGGAGGATTGCGGCTATATTGCCGGCGGCAACATCCCCATCGTGCCGGTCTATGGCGAGCGCGCCTATGTGGACGGTGTGGAATGGTTCCGGGGCATCGTGCAGCAGAATATGGATATGGTGCGTGTGTTCAACGCGGTCATGTCGTCGCTGTACGAGATCACGACGCTAGCCCCCTACGAGCGGCCGATCTTCACGGCTGAGCAGATGCCGCCCAATCTGGCGGAGATGTGGGCGCTGGGGAATATCGACCGGCATCCTTAC